AAGTTAATCAGTGGAGACTTTTATAAAGGTATTCCATTAGGAAAAGTAACAGTACTAGCAGGTGAAAGTGGTGCAGGTAAATCATATATCGCCGCAGGTAATGTTGTTAAAAACGCACAAGACCAGGGTATCTTTGTGGTTCTTATCGATAGTGAAAACGCACTAGATGAGAAATGGCTACATGCACTTAATGTAGATACAAGCGAAGATAAACTATTAAAACTAAACGTAGCAATGATTGACGATGTTGCTAAAATCATTAATGACTTTATGAAAGATTATAAGGCAGAATATGCCGATAAAGACGAAGAAGAACGTCCTAAGGTTTTATTTGTCATTGATAGTTTAGGAATGATGTTAACACCAACAGATGTTGACCAGTTTCAAAAAGGTGATATGAAAGGTGATATGGGTCGTAAACCTAAAGCACTTGCATCACTAGTACGTAACTCAGTTAATATGTTTGGTGATTATAATGTTGGTCTAGTAGCAACAAATCATACATATGCATCACAAGATATGTTTGACCCTGATGATAAGATTTCAGGTGGTCAAGGTTTCATTTATGCTTCAAGTATTGTTGTAGCAATGAAAAAACTAAAACTAAAAGTAGATGCAGATGGAAACAAAACATCACAAGTACATGGCATTAGAGCGGCATGTAAAGTGATGAAAACTAGATATGCAAAACCATTTGAAGGCGTACAGGTAGAAATTCCTTATGAAACAGGAATGAGTCCATATAGTGGTCTAGTTGATTTCTTTGAAGCAAAAGGAATCTTAGTTAAGTCAGGTAATAAGTTGGCTTACACAACTAAGTCAGGTGAGATTATGTCAGAATTCAGAAAGAATTGGACTAATGAAAAACTTGAAGTAGTAATGAATGAATGGAACGATAGAAATTTTGATGATGAATCAGAAGAACTTGAAGTTCCAGAAGATAATAACTTAGAAGTAAATGAGGAAGCATAATGGCTAAATATTTTTCGACCAAGTGCTATGGGCATAACATTGGACTAAGTGCAGTGTTTAGACAACCACTAGCACACTCACATTGTAAATTACTACACGGATATAGTTTATCTTTTAAATTCACATTTGGTTGTGATGAATTAGATGAACGTAATTGGGTAGTTGATTTTGGTGGTTTAAAACCTCTGAAAGCATGGCTTGAAGATACGTTTGACCACAAAGTTGTAATTGATGTAAATGATCCTAAGAAAGATGATTTACTTCTACTTGAGAAACAAGGTCTCGCAAGTATTGTACAACTTGATGGTGTGGGGGTCGAAAAATTCTCAGAACACGCATGGCGTTTCGCTGATAAACTTGTCAGAGATATGTCAGATAATCGATGTTACTGTGTGAAAGCCGAGTGTGCAGAGCATGGTGCTAATTCAGCCATATATGAGGCTTAGGTCTGATGGCGGCAGTTGAATTAGAAACAGTTTTTGAGTTATGGGATAAAGTAAAAGGATTTATTCCAGCAAAAGACAAATTAGAAGCGGCAGAAACATTTATTAAAGTTTGTGATGATAGTGGTATTGCACAACATGAGATAGATGAGTTTGCAGACGGTGACAAAATACTTGAAACGGCGGTAGATAGGTATTTTGATGATTGGGAAGACGAAGAGGAAGATTGGTAATGGAAAATTGGTATAATAAGGTAGTTAAGGACTGGAGTAAGATTCCAGAAGCAGTTGACTATTTTACCAATGAAGTTGCAGACGCAAGAAAAGAAGTAAAAATTTACGGCAATGTAGAGAAGAATGCTACACAGTTGCCTTCATTTGTAGAATTGCGTTTTGCACAGTTACAAGAATTAGAGGCTATCCTAGAACACTTAAATATACAACTGAGAAAGAAAAGAAGTGAGTATCTAAGAAAGTACTTAGAAAACTATAACAAAGCACTTAGTTCACGTGATGCTGAAAAGTATGCTGATGGTGAACAAGAAGTTGTAGCAATAAGCGAATTAATTAATCAAGTTGCATATACACGTAACCAGTATTTGGGGATAACTAAAGGTTTTGAGATTAAACATTTTCAATTAACCAATATTATCAAACTACGAGTAGCAGGAATGGAAGATGCAGAAATAAACAACAGACATTAATAAACATTGGGAATGAGTAAATACATTACCAGCAAGAGAGACAGATATGAGCGAAATAAAAGTAATTAAAAGAGACGGCACTCCAGAGCCATTAGACCTGGAAAAAATGCACAAAGTAGTGATGTTTGCATGTGACGATATTGCAGGCGTTAGTGCAAGTGAAGTAGAATTAAAGTCACATATTCAATTTTATGATGGTATAAAAAGTGAAGAAGTACAAGAGACTTTGATTAAAGCGGCCGCTGACTTAATTTCAGAAGAAACACCTAACTACCAATGGGTTGCAGGAAATCTAGTAAACTATCATTTAAGAAAAATGGTATATAACGATTTTGACCCATGGCATATTAAAAAGATTATTGAAGTTAATACAAAAAATGGATTTTACGATCCTGCATTACTTGAAGATTATTCAGACGAAGAATGGGACGAAATCAATTCATTTATTAAACATGAAAGAGATTTCAACATTGCATATGTTGGTATGGAACAATTTCGTGGTAAGTACTTAGTACAAAATCGTGTAACTGGTAAACATTTTGAAACACCACAAGTTGCATACATTTTAATTGCCGCTTCATTATTTGGCAATTATCCAAAAGAAACAAGATTGAAATATGTCAAAGATTACTATGATGCAATTAGTAACTTTGATATATCTCTACCTACACCTGTCATGGCTGGCGTAAGAACACCACAAAGACAGTTTTCATCCTGCGTTTTGATTGAGACAGACGACTCGCTTGATTCTATAAATGCTACCTCAAGTTCAGTAGTTAAATATGTTTCTCAAAAAGCAGGCATTGGTATTGGTGCTGGTAGTATACGTGCTATCAATTCACCGATACGTAATGGTGATGCAAGTCATACAGGTGTTATTCCTTTTTACAAATTATTTCAAGCAAGTGTAAAATCATGTTCACAAGGTGGTGTACGTGGTGGCGCGGCAACTTTGTATTATCCTATTTGGCATTACGAAGTTGAAGACTTACTTGTTCTAAAGAATAATAAAGGCACAGACGATAACAGAGTACGTCATATGGATTATGGTGTACAATTTAATAAACTAATGTATGAACGTCTATTGTCAGGCGGAGATATTTCTTTATTCTCACCTTCTGATGTACCTGGATTATATGATGCATTCTTTAATGACCAAGATAAATTTAAAGAACTATATGAACGTGCAGAACGAAACACAAGATTACGCAAGAAAACTATTCCAGCTATTGAATTGTTTTCTACATTTATGAATGAAAGAAAAAATACAGGTCGTATATATTTGATGAATGTTGACCATGCAAATGACCATAGTGCGTTTGTAACAGAACATGCACCTATTAAACAATCAAACTTGTGTTGTGAGATTAATTTACCTACAAAACCTTTAAAGCATTTACATGATGAAGAAGGAGAAATTGCTCTTTGTACTCTGAGTGCTATTAATTGGGGTAATATTCGTTCGCCAGAAGAATTTGAAAAACCATGTGATTTAGCAGTACGTGGACTTGATGCTCTTTTAGATTATCAAAGATATCCTGTACTTGCGGCAGAAATTTCAACTAATAATAGAAGACCACTTGGTGTTGGTATTATTAACTTTGCATATTGGTTGGCTAAAAATGATACAAACTATTCTAACCCTGATTTAAAACTTGTTGATGAATGGGCAGAAGCATGGAGTTATTATCTAATTAAATCATCAAACGTACTTGCACAAGAAAAAGGCGCATGTCCGTTATCAAATGAAACAAAGTACGGAAACGGAATTTTGCCAGTTGATACTTATAAATCAGAAGTAGATGAGTTAGTCAAAAGAAAGTATACGCAAGATTGGAACGGATTAAGAAAAGATTTAAAAAAACACGGTATTCGTAATTCGACACTAATGGCCCTTATGCCTGCAGAAACATCTGCACAGATATCAAATTCAACCAACGGTATAGAACCGCCAAGAAGTATGGTTAGCATCAAGCAATCAAAACATGGCGTTTTAAAGCAAGTTGTACCCGGTATTCACAAATTAAAGAATAAATATGAATTACTATGGGATCAAGAGTCTCCTGAAGGATACTTGAAGATTATGGCTGTTTTACAGAAATATATCGACCAGGGTATTAGTGTAAATACTAGTTATAATCCAATCTTCTTTGAAGATGAGAAGATTCCAATGAGTATAATGCTACAACATCTTATTATGTTTTACAAATATGGTGGTAAACAACTTTACTACTTTAATACATTTGATGGACAAGGAGAAATCGATGTAGCAAAGGATATACAAGAAGAACAAAAGTCGAGAGAGGATTTCGATAGTGATTTAGAATATGAAGAATATTGTGATAGTTGTGCTATCTAATGAGTAATATTTATGAGTAAGAAACGGAATAAAGATAAGAAAGAGAGAAATAAAATGTCAGTATTCAATTCAGATAATAGGGCAGACCATACGAAAGCCTTAGCATTTTTAGACCCATCAGGTGGGGTAGCAATTCAACGTTATGATATGTTGAAGTATAAACAGTTTGATAAATTAACAGATAAGCAGTTAGGTTTTTTCTGGAGACCAGAAGAAGTAGATGTTCTAAAAGATGCAAATGATTTTAAAAATCTAACAGACCACGAGCAACATATCTTTACTTCAAATCTTAAAAGACAGATTCTTTTAGATTCAGTACAAGGTCGTGCACCAGTTGAAGCATTCTCTCCTATTGTTTCTATTCCAGAACTAGAAGCATGGATTCAAACATGGACATTTTCAGAAACAATTCACTCACGTTCTTACACACATATTATTAGAAATGTGTATTCTGACCCATCAAAAATCTTTGATGAAATGATGGACATCAATGAGATTATGGATTGTGCAGATGATATTTCTAAAAATTATGATGAACTAATTGAAATGACAGGTTACTATAATTTACTAGGAGAAGGTACTCATACAGTAAATGGTAAAAAAGTACCAATTAGTAAATATGAAATTAAAAAATCTTTATACAAAACTCTTATGAGTGTAAACATTTTAGAAGGTGTACGTTTCTATGTTTCATTTGCTTGTAGTTGGGCATTTGCTGAATTGAAAAGAATGGAAGGCAATGCAAAGATTATTAAACTTATTGCACGTGATGAGAATTTACACTTAGCAAGTACACAAACTCTATTAAAACTACTTCCAAAAGATGATAAAGATTACATCAAAATTGCAAAAGAAACGGAAGAAGAATGTATTAAGATGTTTGCAGATGCAGTAGAACAAGAAAAACAATGGGCTCAGTACTTGTTTAAAGATGGTTCAATGATTGGTCTAAATGCAAAACTACTTGAAGATTATATTGAGTGGATTTGTTGTAAACGTATGACCGCAGTTGGACTAAAATGCCCATACAAAACAACACAAGCTAACCCACTACCGTGGACACAAAAGTGGATTGCAGGCGCTGATGTACAAGTTGCACCTCAAGAGACAGAGATTTCATCTTATGTTATTGGCGGTGTAAAACAAGACGTTGATAAAGAAACATTTGGCGGAATGTCTTTATGATTAACACAAATACAATAGGTGATATTGTATACGATGTAGAAGACCATGTAGCAATAACACCTAAAACTAATGCTCATTATTGCTTAGTACCAAAGGTTGTAGACCAAGAAGTTATCTTAAAATTACAAAAGATTGCAATGGATATTGGCAATCATAACGTGAATAAAGGTAATTGTGATAGTTACGAAACAGTAATGAAGTTTGTAAACAAGCACCCTGTAGTGGAATTGTTTATTAATAAAGAGGACTAAATGACTGAATTTACAGAAGAATGGATTAGACTTAATAATTTCAAATTTGCTATGTCTAATGAAGTAGCAAGATTACCAGAAACTGAACTAGATAGAAAGCTAATAGATAGACAATTACCACCATTTATACAGAATTCATATCCTGATAAGAAAGATATCAATATACTTGATATTGGTTGTAATGAAGGTTATGCTATGGAAAAATTTTCCGAGTTAGGCTATACTAACGTTCAGGGCATTACTATTGATAAAGAAGAATGGGATAAGTGTAAAGCAAAAGACTTAAAAGTGCATCTTATGGATTATAACTTTAATCAAGTAATGAATAATTACTTTCATGTGGTATGGATGCGTCAATCATTACAATTCTCTCAAATGCCTTTTTATACTATGCTAGAACTCAACAGAATAATGAAAATCAATGGTTGGGCTTACATAGAAGTACCGCATTCAGCGAATCAACACAAATACTATGCTACATTGCATCCAGATAACTACAGATTGTTTATGATACGTGCTGGATTTGAAGTAGTACAATACGACTCATATGAACTATCTTCTGGTGATGAAAAAGAAAATCATGTATTCTTTGCATTAAATAAAAGAAGAAATGTGACTTTACCTGACGCCACTGCTTAAAAGTCTAGTATTTCTGCGGTTTTTTTCATATATTTTTTCCTTGACATAATATGCAACTTATGATATTCTATATCCTAAGAAAAGGAGGTACTTTATGTTTAATTGGTTAAACGGTATGAGTACAAAAAAATCTTTTTCAAAAGAAAAAGGAGAAACGATGAAAACATCAAAACAAGACAGAATAATCAATGCACTAAAAGACGGAGAGGCATTGACGGAAGCAACTATCAAAAATAGATATGGTGTTGCTAATCCGAGAGCAACTATCAGTGCTTTGAGAATGAAAGGTTACGCCGTATATGCTAACAAAAGCAAACACGGTAAAACTGTGTACAGACTCGGCGCTCCATTAAGAAGGGTTGTAGCCGCTGGTTACAGAGCCCTTGCAGACGAAAAAGTGTTTGGGTAAAACATAATATAATGCCTTGGCCTGATGATGAAGCACCAGATTGGCCCGATTGTCACATATGTGGTCAATCACTTGATGAGTGCGAATGCATCTGGCCTGGGCACAACAATCAACCAAAGATGATTTATGACGAGAAAAATCAAAGTGAAATTCACTGATGATAAAGAATTTACAGAAGAAAAAGAAGGTTTAGGACTTAAAAAACTATTCAAATCAATCAAAGCGCCCGATGGTGCTACTCATTTAAGAGTAGAATATACTAATAGAAAAGGCACAAAAATCGATAGATGGGCGAAAATACCGAAAATTAAAGACTAAAAACGGCGAAAAACTTGACAGAATGTCGAATCGTGCTATAATGTTTACATAATCAAGAGAGAGGGTAAACAATATGGCTTATATTTCAACTAACGAAGTTAAAGAAGTTCGTAAAGCACTTAAAGAAAAGTTCGGTAAGAACATCAAGTTCTCAGTAACACGTGACCATTACACTGGTATAAACGTTTCTATTATGGAAGGAGTTATGGACTTCTATAACGACGGTGACATGGATCACACTGATAAGTATTCAGGTCGAGTTCATAAATTCGACGGTCATACTCAAATCAATCATTATCACACACATTTCTATGGTAAGTTTGCATCGTTGTTTGACGATATCAAAGAAATTTGTCATACTGCTCCTGCTAAAGCTGAAGGCGGTCGAGCATATTATGATAACTCAGATGCAATGATTGACTACTTTGATACTGCATTTTATGTAAGCATCAATGTTGGTAAGTGGGATAAACCTTATATTCAAAAGGCGGCATAGTTTCAATGTACATAGTAAAAGTGAAAGATACCGGTAAAGTGGTAGCATATTGTTCCGATTGGAAAGATGCAAGTTCATATTTTGCTTGTCAGGAAATCGATAAAGTAGATTACATTATTGAAGAAGTAGTAGGAAAGAAAAATGAATCTAAGTAAAACTCAAACATTGGAAGATGCCGTATCTAAGGATATTCCGGTATATTTGGTATACAAGGAAGATACTAAAGAAATTTTAGAATGGTGGCCTTTCGGTGAGGGACTAGCACGGTCAAGTGCAAACATGCGTAATAACATGCATGGACCTGATAGTCATAATTATGCTAGTTGGGAAAATTATGTAGTGATACGTGATAGACACAATCAGCATCTTAAACAATTGGAAGAAATAGAACGGAGATTATGATGCCTGCATGTAAAGGAGATACGTATTCGGTTCCACGCCCGGTTTGTTTAACAGAGGGTTGTGATAATTTAGCACACAATACTGCATCAGCGGCAAAACCAGTTTGGCGTAAGTACTGTGGTAAATGTCATTCAGAACGTAGAAAGAATTTTCAAAATTTATCATCTAATTTGACTAAAAATCAATACCCTACTTGTTGTATAAAAAACTGTAGGAAAAAAGTAACACTATTGGGAACAGACCATAATGGCAATTTGAAGTTTTCTCAATATTGTGAAAAGCACGGAGGCACGCCATATCATTTACAGTGGAGAAAACCTTACTGTGAGAACGTAGATGGTAGACTTGGTTTCACATGTACAACTTATATACATTATGACCCACCTCTTCCGAAGTCAATAAAGTGGTTAGTAGATTATGGCTTCCCACAACCGATGCTAGAAGTTGACCACATTGATGGTAACCCATATAATGAACCAGTAGATGGGTCTAATTTTCAGACTTTATGCTCATGTTGTCATAAGTATAAATCTTGGAAATCTGGTGACGGACAATCAGCAGGACGAAAAACCCTAGCAAATATAGTGAAAATTAATGTATAAAAAAGATTGTCCAAAACTTGACAATATAGCGAATCGTGTTATAGTATATACATAATGAAAATTAACACACAAAGGAGTGAACATATGAGTGAGAACATAGTAGCACAAATCGAAAAAGGTACATACAGAAATCAGCCTGTTGAAGGTGCGTTTCCTGTAGTACAAGAACTTAAACAAGCTAAAGACGGTAGTTGGTTTATTACTGTTAATGCTGAGGACACTAAGTTTAAAAGTTCTAAAATTAGAGTTAAGGTAGACCCAGAAAATTGTAAAGTTTCTGAAGGTACTGTCGAATCAATTAATGAGTCTGATGAAGACGCAATGAACAGGATTGCAGAAAGGTTTGCAATTCTTGATGAAATGACCGAGGCAACAATCGATGGTGTTGTTAGAGGTATGGTAGTTTCAGGCCCTCCAGGTGTTGGTAAAACATTTGGTGTTGAGCAAGTACTTGAAAAAGATTCAATCTTTGATATGATGGCTGATAAGCCTCTTAGACATACTTTTGTAAAAGGTACAATGTCTGCGATTGGTCTTTACTCTACACTTTACAAATACTCAGATCCAAAGAGTATCGTGGTACTAGACGATTGTGATAGTATTCTTTTTAATGAGGACGCACTAAACATTCTTAAGGCGGCACTTGACAGTGGTAAGAAGAGGAAGATTTCTTGGAACTCTGACTCGCATTTCTTAAGAAGGGAAGGTGTTCCTGATACTTTTGAATTCAAAGGTTCAGTTATCTTTATCACTAACTTGAAATTTGATAAAGTTAAAGGCAACAAAATCAAAGACCACTTGGAAGCAATTCTTTCAAGGTGTCACTATCTTGATTTGACTATGGATACTGCAAGGGATAAAATCTTGAGAATTAAACAGATTGCTAGAGACGGTGGTTTGTTCGATACTAAAGGTTTGAGCAAGGAACAGGAAGTTGAAATTATTGACTTCATGGTTGCTAATCAAAAGAAATTGAGAGAAGTTTCTTTGAGAATGGCTCAGAAAATTGCAGACCTTAGAAACATGTCTAAAACTGGAGACAGATGGAAAGCATTAGCCGAGACAACTTGTATGAAGAGGTCAGCGGCTTAACAGTTAACTAAGAGCCATCTTAGTTAAAACCGGGACGGTATTAGGTTTCTCTCACTCGCCTAATACCGTCTTTTTTTATATCTACTCTTGCATTTTCATTCGAAACATGCTATAATTTAATCATAATGAATATTGAAGAAACAAAAGAAAAGATTATAGAAAACCTTAAAGGCGTATATGACCCTGAAATGGGTTGTGACGTTTATAATCTTGGATTAATTTACGAAGTAAATGTAGGCGAAATGCCTGATACTAAAAAGTACTGTAATATCGTTATGTCCTTAACTAGTGCTTTTTGTCCAGCCGCAGATATGATAGTTAATGATGTAAAAGGTGCGGCTCTGACAGTAGATGATGTTATTGATTGTCAAGTAGAAGTAACATTTACCCCTCAGTGGACACCAGAAAGATTAACAGAAGATGGACATGCATATCTAAACTATATGTATTCGGATTATATGGATTGATAAATGAAAGAATGTATCATTAAAATTAAAGATGAAGTAAACATTAAGTTGGAAGGTTTGGATCCTGGTACACGTAGAAAGTGTTCGAATAAACTCAAATTCTTTTTACCACATGCTTATCATATGCCAGCTTATAAACTTGGTCGTTGGGATGGTACAGTTAGATTTTGTGATGTAGGTGGAAGAACATTTCTAAATCTACTTGATGATATTCTTCCTGTAATTATGGAAGAAGGATATCAAGTAAAGATTGATGATGACCGACAATCTCACAACTTAGAATTTACACAAGTGAAGGAAGATTATTGGGGTGATGCAGTATGGCCAGCTGGACACATAGCAGAGGGCCAAAAGATACGTTTAAGAGACTATCAGGTAGATATCGTTAATAAGTTCATAGAACACCCTCAATGCTTACAAGAGGTCGCCACAGGCGCAGGAAAGACTATAATAACTGCTACGTTATCTAGTCTAGTAGAACAATATGGTCGTAGTATTGTAATTGTTCCAAATAAAGATTTGGTTAGACAGACATTTGAGGATTATGAAAACTGTGGATTAGATGTAGGTGTGTACTTTGGTGATAAAAAAGATATCGGTAAAACACATACAATCTGTACTTGGCAAAGTTTAAATTCATTATTAAAAAGAAGTAAAGCCGGAGAGGCTAATATACAAGATTTTATTGAAGACGTTATTTGTGTTATGGTTGATGAGGTTCATCAGGCAAAAGCAGATGTATTAAAAGATTTACTTACAGGTGTCTTTTCTAATGTACCAATTCGTTGGGGGCTAACAGGAACTATACCAAAGAGTGATTGGGAATCGGCTTCATTAAGAAGTTCTTTAGGAGAAGTTATTCATAAACTTGCGGCTAAAGAATTACAAGACCAAGGAGTACTCGCTAAATGTCATGTTAATATTGTACAGACGGCAGAGACGGCTGAGTATGGTGACTATCAGAGTGAACTAAAGTTTTTATTAGAAGATAAAAAACGTATGCAATATGTGGCAAACATGATTAAAGATATAGCTAAATCAGGTAACACATTAGTTTTAACTGGTAGAATTAGTAACGGTAATATGTTACAAGACTTACTTGATGGTTCTGAATTTGTTCAAGGATCAATGAAAGTAGTTGATAGAAAAGATGCATACGATGAAATAAATCAAGCAACTAACTCAATAACTATTGCGACTTACGGTGTCGCCGCAGTGGGAATTAATATTCCAAGAATATTCAATCTGGTTTTGCTTGAACCAGGCAAAAGTTTTGTAAGAGTAATACAATCAATAGGACGAGGTGTGCGTATTGCAAAAGATAAAGATTTTGTTAATGTTTGGGATGTAACTAGTAGATGTAAATTTAGTAGACGCCATTTAACAGAACGTAAAAAGTATTATAAGGATGCTCAGTATCCTTTTACAATAGATAAGGTAAATTACTAATGAAAATTTTAACACCAGAAAACATATGTTATGAAATGAATTCTCTCCCAGAGAATGAAATTGAAGACATAAGATATTGTGTAATGGATGTAACGGATAAAAACGAACCAGATTTTTTCTTTATACCGTTAGTATTCATTGAAACATTTAACGCACCTAGTATTAATTTAAGTATAGGTCCTTGGACAATAGAAATGCCAATAGATTGGAATATTCTTATCGGAGATCCAGATATGGGACAATTAGAATTCATTCCGTTGACAAGTATTAATGAAAGACCCTTTCAAACTATCTTGACAAATCCTCTCGCAGGCTTTACAATGGGATGGGAAGACATAAAAGTAAACAACGTATTTGCAGATGTAAAATGGTTTTTTCCAAAACTCAAATATGGTCATATATTAGTTATACCATTAGAGCATGGACCAAAACCAAAATGTGCATATTTCGTAAAAGACTTAAATAGAATACCAGACGTATTAAACAGTTATGACTTTTTTTAAGGAGTAAACAATGGCAGAAAAAATACCATTAAAAGAAATTCTCGGTGCAATGGATCGCCGTGATTTTAATTGGTATTCGAATCTTGATGATGAGAAAAAGAAACAATTTTCAAGTTGGTTATTTCTCAGATATGCAAGTAGTGCCAAAGGTAAGGATAAAGATGAAGTTCTGTTGAATACAAATGAATTTGTAAACAAGTATTATAAAGATTTATATAAACATGAAGATTTGATATGGAAGCTATTTTGTTTAACTTCTACAGGAAAAAATCAGTTTCATGAATATATAAAACCACCAAACTCACGTATCAAAACAGATACAATATCACAGTTTATATCACAAACATTCCCTCATATGAAAGGTGATGAAATTGAATTGTTTAGACAGTTGAATTCAGATGATGATATAAAACAAATGGCAAGAGATACTGGAATGAGTGATAAAGAGTTTGATGATATTTTCGGTAAAACAAAAACTAAGAGGAAAAAGAAATGACAAACGATGAACTAGTGAATACAATTAAAGTACTTGTGAGTGAAATCGAAGTACAAAAGGCAAGAATTCAACCGCATGATACTGGTCATATTCATACTACTATTGGTGTATTAGAAGATAGAGTAGAAGAACTTGTTAATGCAGTGAAAGGCGTAAGTAATGAGTGAAGAAGTAACTGAAATTAAAGTAGGTGGCTCATATGACATTAATGCTTACTGGAAGAAAAGTCTAACAGAAATTGAAATGTTTAGACATGAAAGTGGCAAAGCACTTAATACAGAAGTGCTATGGCGCAATGGTACATTTAGAATTACTATAGCAAACGAAGAAGAACGTGACTATCTACAATCATCTTTAGGTGAAGATGGTGAGATATGGGATTTCGAAGATTATGAAAATATCGAAATGATTGACTCATTTGATGGTTGTGCGGAAGACTTTGTTTTCTATGGAAGTGGCGATAACGAATGGTCTGATGAAGATAAAGAAAAACTTGAAGAAGACTATGAAGAACAATTAGAAAGTGACGATTGGATGTCACGATATGATTATCTTGAAGAAAAAGGTTATATGTCACAGGGTTGCAATTGGCAAATCCATGGCGGCGTTTCAGCCGTAGAGGCAGATGGAGAAGCCAATAGTTACTAAACCGAACGGACCCGTAGTTCAGCTGGATAGAATGCCTGTCTACGAAACAGGAGGTCAGAGGTTCGAATCCTCTCGGGTCCGCCAGAAAGAGAAGTCTATGTTTGAATGTAAATTTTGTGGTAAAAGTTTTAAGAGAGAAAAGACTCTTATTGCCCATATGTGCGAACAAAAAAGAAGATTTACAAACAAAGATTCGAAGTATGTAAGATTAGGATTTCTTGCATACAATCGTTTTTATGAGATATCTCAGAGAGGCACAAAACAAAGAACGTATGAAGACTTTTCTAAAAGCAATTACTATACTGCATTTACAAGATTTGGTAAATACATTATAGAAGTGAATGCTATAGACCCAGAAAAGTTTATAGATTTCGTTATAACAAGTGGCGTAAAGCTGGACAAGTGGTGTTCTGATACTGTATATGAAACTTATATCAGAGAACTAAATAAAAAAGAGACAGCCGAACGTGCAGTTGAAAGAGGCATCTTATTGATGCAACAATGGGGAATGGAAAATGATAGACCGTTTAATGTATTCTTTAGGGAGATTAGTA